CAGCTACACCCACGATAAACCCATCACTACGCGCCCAGCCTGGACCTAGTTCTGTGATGTTTGGGTCACTTGTCTCAAGGTCTATGGCGATATAGTCGGTGTTACGCAGGTCAGGGAAGTGGTCAGGTGGAAACCAATCTTTTTCGATTGTGTCTAAATCCAACCTGTTCAGGTAACTAATCTGACTGTTTTCTTTTGAGGTCATACGCCTCCCCTCCTAGTGCAGCATAGCCAGCAATATCGACCCATGAATCAAGATGCTCTGGTGAAAAGGTCAGGCGACTAAGTTTCAAGGCTATTATGCACTGGTAAACCTGCGCAACGGTAACGTCCTGACCAAGTATAGCAGACCACATAGAGGCGGCTCGTTCATGGGTTTCCCACGCATCACCGTACTCTTCTGCTCTGTCACGGCTAATTTTGCCATCAGCGTCTTTGAGTATCTGCTTTCTGTTCATCTAATATATCCTTTCAACAAAGCATTCAAATATTCGTCTGATTTTGTTTTGCCTTTGTTTCTCTCAAGACTTTCAAGTCTGTGCTTTTCTTGGGCTATTAATGAACCGTCATAACCAGACGGTAGCTTGTTTCCTGTGGTTCCTGGGTCGTGGCCTCTGTAAGGCTCATTGACATCCATCCAGTAGTTAAACAAAAAGTCGTCATCAAAGTCAGGGTCTACGATATCGTATTTTGATTTACAAGCCTCTAACCCTTCTGGGCTTTTACGATTAAGGACGTTAAGCCTGCGCCATGTGTTATATAGCTTTCTCATATCTCGTACCTATACTTACATTCATGATCCACGATATGAAGGTTCTCCTTTGCTCGTGTTATACCTGTGTAAAAGACACGATGCTCGTCATCCTGTTCAGGATTGTTGACGGCAGGAAAGCAGGACTCACTAAACAAGATTATGTTTTCGTCCTCACCGCCCTTCATGCGGTGTATTGTAGATAGTTTTATGCGTGGGGCTGTAAGAGATTCGCCTCGTAGCTTCAAGGCTGCAACATATCTTCTGTCTTCTTGAGACATGTTTACGATATCCTCCGCTGGTGTTTCTCTTCCAGCTATAAGTCCATGATTTTCAACAAGTATATTGTAATCGTAAAGCCCCTCTGGGTCTAGGGTAGACAAGGTTTTGCTTGACCCACGTTTGACCACGGCTTTGTCCCCTGTCTTGGGGACGTTGTCGTAAAGTTTCTCCAACGCCTTGTGGTTTACAACTTTGCCGTCTGCCAAGGCCATCCATATGTTCATAACCTCTAACATCTCTTCGTTGATGCTAAGTCTTTCATTCAGCCTGTATAGATATCCATCGTCCCGAAGCTGGTCTGCAACCTTCTTTATGATGTTGTTTGTTCGCCCCATGATAGTCCATGACCCTTGGTCAATGTCTATGTCGTACCAACTGTTGTGAAACTGGACATCGCCCACACGCTCCATAGGATTCCATGACTTTGGAAAGCGTGTATGTATCCTATCTACAATGCTGTTAGCCAGTGAGAACACAGCTTGAGGGACTCGATAACTTTGGCTAAGAACCGTCTTGTTGTCACAAGCGTTCATGAAGTCCTCAACCTCAACGCCGTTCCAGCGATGAACGCATTGGTCATCGTCCCCTGCATACCAGATACGGTCTGAGTTTTGTTTGATGATCTTAACCTGCTTCCACTGCAGCGGTGTCAAGTCCTGCGCTTCATCTACAATCAATACATCCAGCGTGGGTGCCGTGCCTTGCTCCACGAATAACTCAACCATGTCCGTAAAATCATATTTGTTCTTGTTGGCTTTGTATTGGCTGTACACCTCGTTGATAAAAACAAGTTCTTCCCAGTGCAGGTCATAGTCTCCACGGTCGCTATACTCTTGCTCCATAGAGATGCACCGCATTTTTGCCCTGGCGATAATTGACAGGTAGCGGTTGCCCTTCTGGTAGGATGTTGGGATTAAACCTTCGCCTAGCATCTCTGCCGTAGTGTTATCAAATCGAACTCCAAGATCCCATTCTAATGCTCGGAGGTCGGCTGGATCCACCACGTTCTTGGACTCCATGCCTAACCATGCAAAGCCTAATGCATGTAACGTTTTAAACCACGGCAGGTCATCCTCTAACAGATGGAACTTGCTCATGGCTCTTGTCTTCGCCTCTTTGATGGCCTTCTTGGAGAAGGATACAAAACCAATACGGTCAGGAGGAGTGCCGTTGTCCAGCTCTCTCTGCATAATTTCCATAAGCGTATGTGTCTTGCCGCACCCAGGGGGTCCGAAGATAAGTGTCTCAGTCGGCATCTGCCTTGTCCCGTGGTCTATTGGCTAACCACTCTTCAACCTCGGAACGCAGCCACCGCGTGGTGCTGTTCTGGTCTGCCTCTGGTCCTAGCACAATAGGCTGTGGAAAGTGTTTCTTATCGACCCAGCGATATATAGTTGACCTATCTACGTTCAACCAACTAGATAAGTCCCCCACCTTCAAATAGATTTCATCAGAATGGGATGTCATTTTCTGTCTCCTTCTTTGGAATATGAACTTCGTTTTCGTCAAACTCTGGGACAAACCAGACACGAAGGTTTTGCCACCTGCCTGTCTTATCGTCTTTGAGTTTGTAGTAAGTGTTACAATCGCTGCCGTTGTTGAGTATCTTCAGCCGCTCCTGTATCTGTGGTCTGTTAAGTTGCACAAAGTTTCTTGAACGCAGAAACTCCTGCAACCCCTTCATTGTAAAGAACGTTAAGTCGTTCTCTGTCCACGGCTTACCAAGCCGTAGTTCTTCTGGTGCTCTCGCACGAATCCTGCTTGTGCAGTATATCTCTAGCAGTTCTTCAAACTGCCCTGTTGTGGTCAACTCTTTCGGCACCTCGATGCTGGTAGCCGTTGACATCATATTATTAACAAGTTGTTGCCAGTCCCCTGGTTTCATGGTGGGTGGCATAAAATCAATCTGTTCCATGCATGCACGTTGGAACTGCAAAGGCATTTGAAGCTGTTCGGTAGACAACTCCAATCTCTGTCCGTTTACATCAATGAAGTATAAGCGCGGGTCTGATTTTAAGATTGTCAGTCCACCCATAGACGGAGCCGCAGCGGCACCACCAATACCGTGCTCCATTGTCCGACACTGATCACGGTTGCAATAACTGGACATTGGTTCTTCTTTGCACTTGTAGCCGTACTTGTCTTTCTCTATCGACCTCTGCAAAGTGACTACTTCATCGGCTGGCATGGGCGGCTTGCATATCTTCTGGTTCCATGTCTCCAGCTTCTTCTTCCAATCATCTGGATACTTTTTACGCAAGAAGATGCCTGTGTGAAACATGGCATTGTTACGCATGCCCTGCGGTATGCCCATCAGCACTAGGTTCTTGATACATGGAATCAGACCATCAAACTCATCGTTCTTGGTTTCAAACTTCAGGTTGTTTAAGTCATCAAGCGTTGTGCGCTTCTTGTCTATCAGCTTCAAGAAGTCTTCTAATTCTAATTCTTCGCCCTTGTCATCAAAGGCATAGCGCACAGTGTTCTCGCTATCAAAGTATGGCAGGTTAATAAAGTTACCAACATCGCCACGATCTGCGAGGATCTGATCTTGTTTTGGAAAGACTTCGCAGCCAGAGAACCCAAGCACTGCGGAGAACTCGGTCAGACAATCGCGCATGTCTACAGCCCTAATCCACTCTTTTGTGAACAGGTACAAGTGTGCGCCACCAGATTTGGAACGGCAAACTACAAACGGTATTTTGAGTTTCTTGCACTTCTTAGATATTTCGGCATGGTCAATCGGATACTTGTCTACGTCTAACACGCCAAACTTACACATGTTTTTGTCGTTGATAGGAATTGAACCAACACCTTTTGTACCTTGTAAATGTTGTGCAATTAACTCCTTTGTAAGCGGTTGTTTAACGATAATACTCTTGGCTTCTGTCTTACCGTTACGGCGTTGCTGCCCGATTGTAGTTTGACCGTGGGCGGCATTTGATCCCTCAAACGCCGCCGCGAAACGGTCAACAATGTTCATGTTTAGAACGGAATGTTATCGTCTTCAGCAGGTGTTTCTTCTGCCACAGGCTTGGCATCACCCTTCACAATAGACTGACGGAAGTTTTTTGCTTCCTCAAACAGACTCTTGTCTTGCACAAAGCCCACTTTTTCAACAGACCAGTTATACCAAGTGCCCATAGTATTGGACTCTTCAGTAGTAGACAGCTTCCACATCATCGCGAACAAAGCGGGTGTCCGCATGTTGCCCTCGCCATCCTTTATCTTCTGCATGGCAATCTGGGTCTTCCAACGGCGGCTGACCTTCAGTTGCGTAGACTTCATGTCGATAATCGCTGGTTGATGCATGCCGTCTTCGCCAACAATCATACAATAATGCTGGTCAGACTTAACAAGTTCGTTACCATTGGGAAGAATTTCCTTGGCACCGTTACGCTCTGTCTTACCTAACTCTGGGTCATTGGAGGCTCTTTCGCCAACAAAACCTCCACCTTGGTCGAGTGGAATGAACTCCAGATATTTCGTTTCTTGAAAGCATGGTACGACAGTCAGGCCGTCTTCCCCAGACCAGTATTGTCCAGTCACGGTGTTGAAAGCATCGCCCTGTCCCGCACCTTCAATAAACGCAGGGTCAGACTTTTTAATCTGTGGCGACAACGCTTGGATGACGCGCACAAAAGGTATCTGTAAATCAGACGTATCATAGTCTACTCCCTCACCAGCGGTAGAAATAATATCGTCCATGATTGCGGCTGGTAGGCCAGCCTCTTCTTTTTTAGCTACTGAGTTTGCCATTATTTTTTCCTCTTCACATCGGCAGTTCTTGCAACGTAGGCTCCAAACATATCCAGATCTATAGGCAGACCTTTCTCAACACGTTCTTTAACAAACGCTTTTAAGGTCATCGAATGGATATGAGTTTTCTTTTCGGGGTGATACCCCTTTTGTTCAAGGTCGTACATGACATCGCCTGCCAAGTTATCTTCACCTCGTCCAAATGATACGGTGACATCATTCTTTATAATGTCATCCAGACCGTGTTCACGGAGCCACGCATAGGCTTCCTGCCTGCGGTCAGCAGGGATAGATGCAGAAACAAACGGCTTCAGTTGCACGGTTGCACCGTCAACATCTAACCTCTCGATGCCCATCTGATCCATCAGCATGGGTATCTGTTCTGTAGCCATCCTCTGTTTTTCTGCCTTCAGACCTTTCAGGTATTCTTCGGACGCAGCAATCTGTTCCGTTTTCTCCTGTAAGTCCCTCACTAGGTCAGAGAGTGATTTGGTTGCATTAGCGTCCACACCGTCCAGTGCGGTTGCATCTGCAAACATGTCTTCATCGAATATTTGATCTATCTGCTTCATAGCAAGTATATCCTCTTCAGGTTTAAGGTTACAGGCAGTGGGGGGTCGAACCCCCTCTTTCCCAGGGCGGGAAGAACACCCCCACAGACGCGGCCTTCGCTACTGACGCAGTAGAACCTGGTTGTTCCGCACCTTGCCTGAGAGGTTGACGTTTGTTTCTCCAACCTCTACATTGAACATAAAGGAGGACATGCATGAAAGTCAACTACAAATTTAAAACGACACCATATGCACATCAAACAGAAGCTCTGAACAAGAGTATTCATAAGAAGTTCTTTGGCTTTTTTATGGAGATGGGCACAGGTAAATCAAAGGTGTTGATTGATAGTATTGCTGTCCTTGCGCATACCAATCAGATAGATTTTGCTTTAATCGTTGCACCAAAAGGCGTTTATCGGAACTGGATAAACAAAGAGATACCTGACCATTTTTCTGAAGAAGTCCCCCATCAAGTTAGCTACTGGCAAGCCAAAGACACAAAGTCTTATCGCAAAGAGCTAAAACAATTCTTCACGAATACCGAACCTGGTGTCAAGGTGTTTGTCATGAATGTCGAGGCGTTCAGTTCGGGCAAAGGCAAAAAGATGGGAGAGTGGATTGCAGATAGATGTGGCGCAAACGGCCTGATTGCCATTGATGAGTCCACCACCATCAAGAACCCAAAGGCCAACCGCACAAAAGTTCTGATCAAAATGTCCAAGAAGTTTAAGTTTCGCAGGCTGCTGACAGGTTCACCTGTAACCAAGTCACCTATGGACTTGTATACTCAATGTGAGTTTCTTGAACCACGAGTCTTGGGTTATGACAGCTACTATGCTTT